TTTTCTAATAAGTTTGCCATTATAAGTCAATGTTTTCAAGGTTAGTAAGCAAGGTAGTCGTTGCTGCTTCATTCTCGTAATATGTAGAACGTGCCTCAAGTATAGATAACAAAGAAGGAACTACTGACGTTTCTGCAATGTCAGCGTAAGACTTACCCCAATTTATAGTATTACTTGTAACCCCAACACCCCAATTAGTGCTTTCGTATATTTTTCCCCAGTTGATTGAGTTTGCCATTTTCTATCTTTTTTAGAAAGACTTTAAGTTTCTCCTTATTGTCTTGCTTTGGTTCGTATTGTTTTTTTATCCTAAATTCCATCCGTGAAATACTGTATCTTTATCAGGACTAATATCTTCGTTTGAGTTACTGTAATACTCAGGAAACAACGATGAGGCATTATTGCTCATATAGTCGATAAATCTGTTAGTATAATAGTTTGCGTAATCTCTTTCCTTCTGTACCAAGAAATCTACTTCCTCCTTGCTTATGGTAGATCCGTTAGAAACTTCGCTTCTGTAAACACCTCCGTTTGCGATGGTGTACGATGCAAATGGTAGGTATTCTGCCATTGAGAAGTGTATCAACATAGGCTGAATAAAGTCATTAACCAATGTTAAATAGTTGCCTGTTAAATTACCTGCGATAATATCTTCGCTAATCTTATCATACAAGTCTGTACCTAAGTAATTCTGAACGTGGATTTCTTGTGCCAATCGAATAAACTGAATGAACTTATCCGTATCAACATTCCCACTAATAGCTGTATTTTTTACTAAGTCAGCCTTTTTTATGAATAGTGCTTTTGCCATTTCTTATTCTGTTTGAGATGTTGGTTCTTCTTCTATCGGAGCTTCCTGCTCTGTATCGACCTCAGAATCCTTTTTAATGCCTGTTTCCTTCTCTATCTCTGCCTCGCTAATAGCATTAGTCAAGTCGGTAAATTCAAGTGGCTGTAACGTCTTAAAATACACGTCTAAGTCGATGCCATTAAATTGAAGAATCTCCTCAATCTCATCTAAGATAGTTACCTGTAAAGGTCTGATTACTGTGTTGTCCATAAGGACAGATGCAGTCTGTAATTCTTCTGCGTTGTTTCCAAGTCCTGAAGAATCCTTTATTCCTACAAGCATAGGAGATACAATTCGATGGGACACCATAACTTTTCTCATACTTTCATCCGATAGGAATTGGTATTGTTGGTGTGCATCGCTTAATTGTACTGGCTCTATACTTGCCGACAATTCTTTAGAATCATTAAAGGCTAATATAAATCGCCCTGCGTTACTTGACCCTGAGAACTTGTCGTATATTCTTTGCTCGATAGCAGTTCTTTCTTCGTCAGAAGGCACTCCATTATTGAAGTTGATAAGCATACTTGGCGCTAAGCCATTCTGAATATTGTTGATGTGGTAGTTTGCGATCTCTTCCTCTAATTCAGCGTACTGAATACCTCCTTGATAATCAACAGGAGAGTAGTAGAAGTAACCTGCCTTGTAAGGCTTGATGTAAACTATCTCTATATTTTCTTGAGAACAACCAAATGCAGGTATTCTCTTTACGTTCTTCTTTGAGTTGCTAACCTCTGACCAGTCGTTAGAGTAGTAGTAAGCATTAATCTTACCTTTGGCATCTGCCTTCTCAGCTCTTAATGTCTGAACAGGAATATGCTCTACTTGTGCAATACGACTTCTGTCTTTAGAATAGATAACCTGGAATGCAGCGTTACCCATCATCTTGTAATCATAACAAACACTTTTTAGGCACTTCTTAGAGAATAAAGACTTCATCTCAGCATATTGCTCAGGCTTACTATCTCCATTAACTGCATCCAATCCCTTGCCATAAATCATATCTGCAATACCATTAATCGCAGCATTATTAGTAGGAGAGCCGTTGTATCTGTCAATCAAGTATCCGAAGTAATCATTGTCATCTCCATACTCTACCCAATCCTTATTTTGTACTTCTACAACTTCAGGTCGTGTATAAGACGAAAAGTTTACTACGTGAACCTTTCCTTGCTTCTTGGCAGTCTTAGGTTGTCTGTACTTGTTTATATTGTGTTTTGCCATAATTATATATTATAATACTATAAATTCGTTGTCAAAAGTATTCTCTGTTACGTAGTCGTCTTTGTGAACATCGAACTTGTCAAAATCTGTTTGATTTGTACAGAATATTGTATCTCTATAAAGAACATCTCCACTTCCATCATCATTAAGAACCATCATAGAGTAATTAGTATTCTCGACAAGAGCAAAAGCTGAACCTGTAATTGTCATATACCCATTTGAATTAACGGCACTAACACTAACGAGAAAAGAACCCCTTGTGTTTTTGTTTGTTAGTCTTAAAATGACACCCGATGCGTTTGATGCTCTTGGAATAAACTTTATAGACTGTGTTGCTGATGTAGTTAATATTTTCATACAGTTAAGTAATATAGAAATAGTGGTTTGTTTGCAATAAAAAAGAGGCAACATAATGTCGCCCCTTTTAGATGTGTTAAACTGTAATTTGATTAATCAACAACAGTTATACCAACTGCAGCCAAAGTGTCATCAAGGAAGTTAGCAGGAATCTTCTCCATAGCAGTAAGAGTAAGAGTATATCCACTCATATCCCCCATAGCACCACCTGTTACGATAGTACCTCCTGAAACATCAGCTCCATTTTGCAATCCTACCAAGAAGATGTTTCCGTTGTAGTCCTCTACAAGAACTTGAGGATTATCCCAAGTAAGTAGTTTGATTGCTTTATTGTCTACTGCCGATAATTTAGGCAAAGTCAAGTTCAATACTTGTTCGTAGAAAACAGTTCCGTTCTCTCTTGAAGAAGTGATAGTTTGTTCAAAGGTAGAGTTACCTTTTAGTTCGTATTTGTAAGCACTAGCAGAACCTGTGTAGGTACTGATTTCATCTTCTGTAAGAGTCCATTCGCTTTCTATAGATTTCATGAAGTAAACATTCTTCAATCCACCAACGGAGTCTTTACAATTTAATGGTCTACCATCATCTATAAATGTACAAGCCATAGTATTATATTTTTTTTAGGTTAATAAAAAAAGGGATAGGCAGAACCCACCCCTTTAGTAAATTAGTTATTCAGTTAATTATGCAGGTGTGTAAAGTACGATGTCAGAACCGATTCCGTACTGCACAGTAGCGGAAAAACGGAGAATTACACGAACATTTTGACTTCCGTCTAAATCTGCCATATCCAATACTTTAACTTCGTTAGTATCGTTCAACAATCCTGTTCCAAAGAACAAGTTAGACTTCTCAGCAGCTACGATGTAGTTGTTTGCCAATCCGTTTGCAACGAATACATTTACTCCGTCAAACATTACGTTTCCAAGAGCTTGGTTAGTTCCTTGTCCTCCGACACCGTTAGCACCTTGTCCTCCTGAAGCGAATCCACCCAAAGCACGAACGTAAGCACGATATACATTTTGAGCAACGTACAAGTTCAAGTCTTCAGCTCCGTACAATGCAGCAGGGATAGCATCAACTACTTTTCCAAGTTCATCAATTACGTTTGCAGCAGTAATAGTTGTTCCAACTACGTCTACTACGTCAGAATCAGCAGTTGCCAAAGCAACGATACCGTCAAATTCTCCTTCGTTTCCGTCAGCACCACCCCAAATGTTTTGCTCGATTTTTTGAGCTACTTTTTCTTGTGCGTGAGAAATCAAGAAGTCTGCGAAAGAAGCAGGAAGGTTATCGAATGCAGAGTATCCCATTTGGATAGCATCCCAGTCGCTTCTGAAATCAGCCTTACACAATTCAAGGTTTACTTGGAAAGTCTTTGGCTCGATGATTCTTTCAGTCAAAGTGATTGTAGAAGTGTCAGCAAAGTCGCAAGTACCGTCTTTTACGATTCCGTCAGTAGCAACTTTCTTGATTACTTCTTTGAATTTTACATTAGGTTTAACAGTGATTCCACCGTTGTCGATTGTTACTCCACTCAAAAGAGCTGCTGAGATATAATCTCCTGCAAACTCTCCAGCATAAGTAGTAGTGATTGATGTTGTTGTAGCCATTTTTTAAATATTTAGTTTAAGTTAATTTATTATTTACGATTCATTTTAGATAGAACTCTATCCATAGTACTGCCTTTTCTTTTCTGACTAAACAATACTTTTTTCTCAGTTGATAATTCAGCTTCAGGGCTATGAGATAAAGGCTCTGATGCAGGTGCTTTAGATAAGTCCTCGATTTGAGCAGACATTTCTAATTTCTCTTTTTCGTAGCTGTTAGAAACTTCGATGAACATTGCTTTGATGTCAGCGATAGCATTTTCAAACTCTTCTCTTGAAACATACTTCTCTTCGTCAAGTTCTTCTTCTTCGACTTCTTCTTCTTCTACTACTTCTTCTACGATTTCTTCTGCTATCTCATCTTCTTCAGCTAAGACAACCTCTTCTTCTGTTACTTCAGTTGATGCTGCCTCGACAACTTCTTCTTCTTTAACTTCTGTTTCAGTAACTTCTTCAGATAGTTCAACTACCTCTTCTTTTACTTCTTCAGGTTTACCGATAGAGGATAGCTTTTGCATAATGTCAGAAAGGACAGATGTTGCTTTTTTGCTTTCCATAAGTAATAATTATTAGATTTATAAATAAGTAATATTGATTTTCTTTAGTGTTAGATTTTCATCTATATCTTTCCGATACCTTGCGCTCCGACAGATCCATCACAACACTTTCTTGAGTAGGTTTTGCCATTTTTACATAGGCATCCTTCTCTTCCGCTTCTTGGAGAAGCATCGCTTGGTATAAAGTTCTTGTCTTTTCTATTCTTGTTCTGATTCATAGTTAGGATTTTAGTTCGTTCAACTTATTTGCAATAATAGTTTCTAATTTAGACAATACAAATTGTGCCTCCTCTTCGGTTAAGTCTGACATATTCTCTTCTCGTGAGATTCTTGTTTTTGCCCAGCTTAAAGCTGACTTACCACCCCAAGCATCGTACATAAGTTTACCGCAACCATCCTCGTAGGACTTACTTGAATCCAAATCAGGTGCGTGTCTGCTTAGGTAGGAATACATACGTTTTATAGTCGACATACTAATTGCTTCTCCATTCGCTAATTGATTGGCACGTTGTTTACCAACTCCTGTTCCACAAGAACCCCAACCATTCTCTTCTGCCCATTTTAAGGCTCTCTTAGCGTTGTTCTTTACGCTGTCAGGGTAATCGCTAAAGCTTTTCAATTCAACCTCCTCAGAAACGCTTAAACTGATTGCCTCAGAGAAGTAGCCTTCGATACTAAACCCTTTTACCGCACCTGTTTTTACGTAGTCTTGCCAAACATCTTCGTTGTTTACCTTCATAGATACCATCCACGTTCCAACAGGCATATTTAAGCCGTATTTACGTGATTTGTCGTGGACTTCATCTTCTACTATCCAGGATTCAACTACTGACAATCCACTTAGCTCTGCTTGATGCTCTAAGGTAGATTTGTTTTGGTTTCCTTCGATTAAGAATAATTCAGAAGCCTTTTTGACTGTCGCCTCTGAGAAATAGATATAATATCCTTCTTCTTCCTCGCTATCCTGGCGATAGATGTTCTTATTAGGAATCAAAGCAGCACCCATAAGGATTCTCTTGTCTGTATCTACGTCAGCAAGTTGCACCTTGTCTTGTTTGGACAATGCTATGAAATCTTCCTGTATCGCAGGTTTGTCTACTATCGAAATAGCTTCTATACCTGAAAACTCCTGATCTTCGTCAATGATTAATTCAATTACTCTCATATTATTTTATTTTAAATTATAAACTTGCTGATTCTATTATGTTTCTATCTAATTCTTGTGCAGTAGATACATCTGAAGCTACTACGTATGTTCTTACAGGTTTTCTTCCTTGTGCTGATATAGCATCTGATAATTGATTTACGTTACTACTACCTACTATATTAAAAGAAGGTGCTTGAGGTGCTGCACCTCCTCCTGCACCTCCTGTTCCTCCTCCACCAATAGCAGGTGTCGATACCGCAGTTGGAACAAACTTCTGTTTAGCAATCATTGCTACTTGGGCTAAACCAAAAGTTAAAGTTGGTATTGCAGCAGCTAATCTTGTGAAGAATCCCCCTTTTGTATCTGACATAACTCCTGCTACCGAATTGTAAGTACTTATAAGAGCGCCTGAAATAGCTAATGCTTTATCTATTTTGAATTGCTTTTCTGCTAATTTATTTTTCTTTTTAGCCAAAACTATATCGTTCTCGGCTATTTTAGCTTGTATCCTCTTTCTCTCATCGGCAGATAAATTTTCGTTATTAAGCCTCTCTTTGAGTTGGTTATTCAGTTTTACTGTCTTAGCCTCTTCAGCTTGTATCTCTGCATCAATAAATCCTTTTGCTAATCCACCTATTTTCTGCGTAGCTTCTTGTGCATCTTGTAATAGTAGACCATAATATTCAGCATCTTCAAGTTTCTTCTGTAAAGCAGTTCGGTTATCTTTTACATCTTTTGCTCGGATTATTGTTGATTGGTTAGCGCTTTGTAAAGCCAATTCACCTTGTCTTTTAATGTATGCTATGGCTCTTTTAAGGCTTCCCTTAATACCTTTAGCTTCAATACCATCAACTTTCTTCCTTCTTTTATCGTCATCATCTACATCCTTATTCTTTATTATTGCAAAATCTACTAATGACTGTATAGTTTCCCTTCTTTTCTTTATTTTCGCATCAGCACCATTTATACTCTGTACCGTTTTCATTAAAGCCCTATCTTCTAAGCTAAGGTTTTGCTCTAAAAATTTAGTTTTTGCTCTTCCGCTTCGTGTTTCAGCTTCTTCTTGAACCTCAAACAATCTCGCTAACTTTTCTCTTGCTTCTGCCTCGTCTTTAAAACCTGCATCACGTACGGCTTTTCGCTTTTTTTGCATCTGATTAAGAATCTTTACAGATTCTTTTTCTATTAGAGTTTTAGCGGCATTGCTTGTAGCTACATCTAATATAGTTTTTCTGTAAGCTTCGTTTGCTTTTGCTGCTTTGTCAGTGCCATTTTTTACATCCTCTAATGAAATACCTGCATCATCTAAACTCTTTATATAGTCAGGAAACTCCTTTTTAAGTTTCTTTACAGATTCATTATATTGCTCTTGACTTGTTTCTGAGTTTTGTATTTTTGATATATACGTTTCAAAATTACCTGATAATTCTGATACTGAATCCCCTACATTTTCCAATGCATCATTGAAAGCAGATAAAGAATCTTTATTCTCTTTATACATCTTCTCTAACTTAGGAAGGAAGGATATGAGTAATTGAACACCTATCAACACACCTTGCATACCAAAGAAACTTTTTCCAAGTTCTTTCATAGAGGCAACAAAACCTCCTTGAGTTTGAATGTGCTGACCCATTAAAGTACTTAATTGACCGATGTTATTCGCCATACCCTGCATCCCATACTGAAAATCAGATGCGGCTCTACCTGCTTCAACAAGGATTGCATTATTAAGACCTGTTTGGGTTTTACCTTTCTTTGTAGCAGAAGTTAATTTGATAGTTTCCAAAGCAAGTGCTTTAGCCTCTCCTCTTGCAATATTAGTTTTTACACTTCTTAAAGCCTCTGCTTTACCTGCTTCACTTGCCCAGTACGTTTCGTCTTTCTCAGCGGCAACTAACTTCTTTGTTGCATTAGTGGCTTGGTCTATTGAAGATGTGGTGTCTTTCAGACCTGCTTGTACCCCTTTATCCTTTAACTCAACACTAATTATTATCTTCTCACTTTGTGCCATATCCTAATCTTTTACCTTGTTTGAATGATTCCTTGATACTGTCCTTTAATTCGTATTTGCCTTTTGCGATTTCTATGGTTTCTGTTCCACCATAAAAGTCATCTGAGTTTAGTAGTTCTATTATATCTTTTATCATTATACTTCGTTTAGTAGTTCCATATCACTTTCTCCTGTTTGTAGATTGGTTGTAATGGAGTTAATTTTATACTTCTTTCCTGATATTATAAAAGTATCTGCTAAGGTGTATTTAGACAATATCCTTATTGGTAAAAATGCCTTTACCTTAGTCAATCTTCTCTTTTCATTAAAAACATCCTGGATGTACTCTTTGTAATTTTCCTCAAATAGACTATTTAGATTCACAGTTGCAGTCCACTCGTTTAGTTCGGCATAGAAGTTTATAGTATTCTCATTCGTGTTAGTTGTGAAATCAACTTGATTAGATGGCATAAAAATAGACGATGTTATTTGTGTGTGAGTTGTTGTTGTATCTCTAAAAGATATTCCCGCACCACTCAAGGTTGGATTTTGTAGTGTAGTGTAATGCAACAAAGGAGAACCTATGTAGGGTTCTTGATTGTCATCCGCCATAAATCCGTACATAATTGGATGCGTGAGTAATGTGTTTTCGTCTGTTAATCTTTCGTAAACCATCTTTTCAAATGGCAACTCAACTTTGTATTCGTTACCTACCCAATTATCGGGATTCTCCCCTTTGTATTCTAATGTTGCAAACTCTCTATTGTTTAACTGACTAAACTTTGCAGCTAATAATGTTTTGCCTTCTTTGAATTTAAAGTTTATTTGTTTGTAAGGTAGTGCAATGTTTACTTGGCTTGTATTTACATCTACAAATTCTGTAACATCGTAAGATGAAGCACCCGAATAAAAGTCATCTAATTTTTGAACCTTTATAGTTCCATCAGTTTCAACGTATGCAGTCAAATTAAACACTTTCCAAATACCCGTAAGAAAATCCAATACTTTCATTTTAGGCAGTTGCTGAGTAGGTAACCAAGCAAATGATTCTTCAATTACATTTGATACTGTATTACTACGAGGAACACAGTTTGCGCCACAATCGCCTATGTTGTCGTATCCACTTCCTGTCCAATAAAATATACTTCCATCTATTTCAATATTTCCAACACCAAAAGACAATGTTTGTGCGGCTTCTAATTTAACAGTATAAGAGCCAACTCTTGTTACTCCTACGTCTTCATAAAAAACACTCGAACCTGTAACTCCCTCAAATGAATTAAGCAACACTGTATTTGTTGTGCCTGTTGCAGTAAAATACAAATACCCGTTGTAGGGTATGTTGTTATCATCGGGGTCAATGTCTATGCTATAATTATAAGAAACTTGGTTAGTACCCCCTCCAACTTCATAATCTCCAAAAGTAGTAAATCCGTCGGATGTTGGATTTATTCCGTAGAAATTTCCGTCTCTGTTTCCACTCGCAATAGAACCCGTCGTAAATATGTTTGAGATGTATTTGGAATACAAACGAACCCCCGTAGAATAGTCCGCCTCTGCCTCTCCTTTCTTTCTGTGCATTAACATCATTAAACTTGAATATTCTTCTGTTGAATAGTCGAAAAAATCGTCCGAAAATGTAATGCTATATTTTACCTCTATGGCTTTCACAATAACGTAGACCGCAATACTATACTTTAAGTCCTTCCAATATACCCCGTGTTCGTGTACTTGACCACCCCCTGCGTGATACCATAAATTTCCATCGACTTCTGTATTTGCAGAACTTCGATAGTACAATCTGTTTATGCAAGATATTAAAGGTGTTTTTATTGCGTTTGGATATGTTACTGAATCAATAGTAAAACTTGTATTCCCTCCTTTTAAATTGTCTTTTACGTTTGCACTTGAATATTCCTTTTCAAATTTATCCAACCAAGTTAAATCCGATAGTAAATCTTCGCCAATAAGGTCTTTTAAGTCCACTAAATCTCCAAAGAATGTAACACGATAAGCGTTCGGCTTGTTGTCTTTTAAATCAACTCCTTCAAGTTTTATTTTTCCTTTCTTAAAGTCTACTCCGTTAAGTTTTATTAGTCCAACTGTTTTTACTCTTGCATCAAACCCTCCTGTAATGTCAAAGTTGTAGTAGTGCTTAAATAGTTTATTAGTGTCTTTTGTCGCAGGGATTGTGAATGTTTTGGTAAAGTCCGTGAATACCTTAGCAACATCCTTTATATTTTGAATAGATTGTGTTAAAGATATAGTTTCATCATTAAACAATTCTACTCTCTGGTAAACCGAACTTTGATCTTTTATGAATAACTGTACTTGCTGCATCTATCGAATGTTATTTATTTTGTTATTGGCAAACTCTACATCAATAGTGTAATTGATTAGCTTGTCATTCACGCTTGTCTTGTAGTTCAAGCTACTTGACATTACACTAATCGGCAACGTATCTCCGTCATACTCTATCCAAACTTCTTCAGATAAGGTTAGTTGCCTAAATACCTCGTTGTATGATTCAGGATAGAATCCTGTGTTTAGTTGCAACCTTTCCATCCCAGTCTTGTTAAATACTGTTTTTTGCCTTGAGTTTATAGAATAAGTGCCATCAGTAACTATATTTGCTTTGTATGATTCTTGTTGTGTATTAAGTGATAGGTTTGACCTCTTAAAGAACCATAAGTCTTGCAGTACACCGAATTTATTTACGAATGTAACTTTATAAGGATCATACTTGCATTCTTCGACTTCTTCTATCTTTATAACCTCAATCACACCTCCTTTGTCTATGTATATACTATCTGCATCAAACTCTTGATAAACATCACTTGCGATGTTCTTAACGCAGTTAAAAGCCTCGAGTGTCGTTCCTGTGATAGCATCTACTCTTTTCTTGAATACATCAGCATCTAAAGATGAGTTTTGTACATATTGAACTTGGTCGGCACTATTTGTAGAATAAACCAAGTCTTTGGTAAATATAATTTCTCCATCTTTAAGATAGCTTACTGTTGTATCTTCAGTAACGTGAATTGGGATGTTTATATTAGCAAAATCGTTAGTAAATATAGTGGTATTGGATTGAAGTGCCGATTGTAAGTTTTGTGGGTTTGAGCCATCCTCGAAATACCCATAGCCATCAAATATGGCAAAGTTTTGTTGAGCGGTTGTATTGACACTTCCGCTTACATACGTTCTAACAATGTTGTAATTAAACCACTTAGAAGAATTTGTGTAATCTCCATCAAAAGTGTTTTCAATGTAATCTCTTACTAATTCAGATACTTCAAAAGTAACAGAGCCGTTTATAGCAGTAGAGTTTATCGAGTATTGTGGTGTGCTTGAATAGTTTGTAGTAGAATTTCCTGTGTACACTCTTACGTTCAAAATAGCACTTGCTAATGCATTACCACCATTTGTTGAATTATCATATATAAAATACGGACTTCTTACGTTTATTTTACTCATTACTTCTTTTTTATTAATTCAAATTTACCATTCACTTCTTTGTAGCCTATGTTTGTCAAGAACTGTTCTACGCTATCTGCTATATCGTGTACTATTGCTACTCCCATTCCGTCAAGATGCTTCATACTATCTTGTACTGCCTGTGTTAAGAATGGAACAGGTGCTATTCCGTGAATCTTTTGTGATTCTTGTATTCTTTTTGCTGCTGCGTTTATAGATTGCTCTGTTCTCTTTAGTATCTTGCCTTTCTTGTTTGTAAGACGAACTGGCTTTGCTTTTATCCAACTAATCAACTTAGCTCTCGAAGGAGCTTTGCTTTTAGGTGTGCCTTTATTTATGTCTAAGGCATAATCATTACCTTCTATTCCATAAGCCAACAACGCATTCTCTATGTTTGTTTTCTGTACTTGTATAGATTCTCTAAGGCTACCTGATGATTCCAATGGGGAATTGTAAGTTCTACCCGATGGATAAGTCCTTGTTCTATTTCTGCCTATCTCAATCTTGGTTAATGTTTCCAATCTCTCCATATAAGCCTTTAGAAAAGCCTCTGTGTTCTTTAATTTTATGTCAGTTAGACCTTGTGCCATATCTTATAGACAACCCTCTCCGTTAGCGTTAATATCCATTATTGAATTGTTAGGCACTTCCAATGTAATGTCCATTTCCCAACCTGATAACAAGTTCTCGAATCTTTCTTCTACAAGCGATGCAGTAAGATCTCCATCTACAATAAAGTCTGCCTGAAATAAACCTCCACGACGTAGCGACGATTGTAATCCATTTAAAACCATCAACTGAGTGTTCAGTACGTCTTGCTTATTGTTGCTGCCGTAAAAAGGCTCTACTTGCTCCTTAGCGTTCTCTTTTGTTTCCTCTACGATGTCAAGTGCCATAACATTAACTGTAAATGTCATTATGTGTTCTGAGAAAGATACATCTCGTACTGTCAGGTGCGAAAGTGGGAATATTGTCTGCTTGTTTAAATCAACTTCCAAAAGGTCGCCAAATGTAACTGTATTTACAGAATTATTGCCTTCTAAATAGGTCTTGATTGAATTGATTACGTCGTAGAAACTTGTCATTACTTAAAATTATTTTTTATTAGTTTTGCCTCTAATTCGTTCTTCTCTTTCTCGAACGATAGGAATATCATTGCTTGGTGTGCAGGAATATTAGTTGCTTTGTCAAAATTGAGAACTTCTCCTCCTGCAAGTCTATAAACTGATTGATACCATCCCCATTTGCTTC